TTTATCATCATATAGTTAATAGTGTAATAGTCTTAAGCAATGGGGATGTTGTACGTAAGAGCACAGGTAATCCATCAGGAAGTGGTAACACAGTGGTGGATAACACGTTGCATTTACGTAAACTTATGAACTATGCTTGGATTGTTTTGGCACCAGATGGCTACGCAACGCTCGAGATGTTTGAAAAACATGTCGAGGCTGCGCTTTATGGTGATGACAACACATTTTCAGTGAGTGATGAAGTAGTAGGTTGGTTTAATGCAAGATCAATTAGCAAGGTTTTATTAGGATTGGGGGTGGTTATAACGTCAGAGGATGATGTTTGGGAACCACGGCCTCTAACGGACTTAAAATTCTTGTCGAATGGTTTTGCTGAGATTGATGGAGTGTGGTTGCCAGTACCAGACACGAATAAAGTTATGTCATCTTTGCTTGAGAAAGCAGAGTGTCATGATCCGCGTTGGGACTTTTTAAGAGCAGCAGCTTTACTACAGGATTCTTATTGGAATGTGGAATTGCGTTTGAGGTTAAAAGCCTACATCCAGTATTTGTTTCGTTTTCATAGGAATCAGATGCAGGATGGTCTTGTGTATAAAACGGTGAATTTTAGTGAAATAAAAAATACTTATAAGACGGATGAACAGATCCGTTCTTTGTATCTATGTGAAGAAGCTTTGCTGGAAGCTGAGGAGTGCCAGACACCTCCTTTAAAAGTAGATCATTGTCAAACAAATATGAGTAAAATAGCCGAATTAAAAAATCGAATTTTACAAGGCCCACGTTTAGCATTTAGTGGTGCAAAAAACGTTGAGCGTAAAATTGAAAAACAAATAAAGTCAAAAGAGCGTAAGCTTGAAAAGAAAATAGAAGAAAAAATGCCGTCGAAAACTAAAGGAAAGAAATTTTCAAAAGCTGAACGTAAAGCATTTCAAGAGAATAAATCAAAAGTTGTAAATGATCAGAGCGTTGATAAAAAACGCAGAGGTTATGTAACTAATCAGCATATTGGAGGGTCAGGAAATGGGATGACTATATCTCGTAGATCATTAATAGGTGCTATCACAGGCAAATCAACGTTTACTACGTTGCATGATGATATGGTAACACCAACTAATACTACTTTGTTTCCTTGGTTATCGCAGATTGCTGTTCTGTTTGAAACATTTGAATTATTATCTTTTTCTATGCATTATCGTACAAATAGTGGGCCAGAGACAACCCATCAAGCTCAGGGTCAGGTTTCAATGGCGTTTATCTATGACGCGGATGATCTGGCAATGACTAATTTGACTACGCTTTTAAATTATAGTAGAGCAGTATCAGGTGTTACATATAAAGATTTGGTTTTGCGCATGGATCCAACTTGCACATTATTCAAAAAATTATTTGTATCACATTCAGGATCTACTGATTTGACAGCGCCAGCCAAATTTCAGTTAGCTGTTGATGGGCAACCTGGCACAAATGAGATTATTGGTTATTTGTGGTGTGAGTATAAAGTTCGTTTGTCAATACCACGAGAGAATCCAATCTCACCGATGTCAGCTAAATACCATTATGTTACAGGATTTGCAACATGGAATCAACT